CTCTAGTAGAAGGTGTTAGATTAAGTGTGGTGATATTGCTAAAGTCTCTTTCAATATCATCAACCTCATCAATACCTGTATCAAACTTATCAGCACCCTGCTCGTAAAGCTCAGCAGTGAGTTGATAGAAATACTGTTTGCCTAACTGGAAGAAAGGATTTTCTCGTTCAACATACTTGATCTCATAAAGATCCTCTGTTAATGGGAAGTAGATTAGATCTCCTTCATTAGGTCTACCATCTACAGCAAGGTTTAACGCTGGATTAGCAGACTGTTCCCATCTTCTACGTGATACAACAAATTGTATCTCATCAGTTATTCTTAGACCAAACTTACTTACAAATTCAGCACCAGCACCAAAACCTTCTACGTTCACAAGGAACATCTCTATCATATAACTCTGATTAAATTCAGACTGTATAACTTCCCCAAGAGACTTATCCTTTAGATGTACTCTAGGAATATAAAACACATCCGATCCAAACAACTTGATCTGTTCATCAACCAAGTCCTGTACAAGATTCTGTTCGGTGGCAATACCACCGTGTTGAGGGAAGTATACTTTTTTCATCCGATCATATCAAATGGTGGTAACTCATATGTACTGCTTGATGCATCTTCAATAGCAGCAATTTCTTTCTCTGCATCATCAAATATTTGTCTACCATTAATGGCAACTCCACCAGGAAGAGTAACACCATTAAACTTAATTAGGTTCTGACCCCACTGCCTTTTAATAAGAGCAGTAGTATATTTCTTTAAGAAAACATCACTATAAACTTGACCAAATGTTTCAGGATCTATTGCTCTGTGACATTCAACAATAACATGAACATCTTCGTTCATCATGTCCTCACCAACATCAAGATATAATCTATCCTGTCTCATGTTAAATCTAAACTGAACAAAAGCACCATTATTAAGTACCATGTCCATAGTCTCCATCCAAGTCTTAACCATATAATAGTTAAGGAAGTCAAGAGAACCTACAGCATATAAGTCATTCAAGAAGATCTGATACTCAATACCAAATAGATTATTTCTTACAGCATTACTAGCAAGACCAAATACCTTAGTAACACCAACAACATCAGCAGGAAGTTCAAGATACTTATCTCTTACTTTCCACTCTGTAGTATTAGGAGCAGTACCTATGGTTGTTACGGTATCTTGTGACTGAAATCTTGTCATGTCATCTGCTGTCAAGACATGCTTCATGTATGCAAGTTCCACACCATCATAATGTCTCATACGATAGTATTGTAAAGCATCATCAATTGAGTCCTCTATCTGATCGTCATCTACATTGACTTCTAGTACAGGGAACCCTAATTTCCTTAGACAGTAATCTTTAAGTTCTGCCCTACTGGTGGGTTCAGCCATAAAAAATACCCATAGTTTTACCTACGGGTATTTATAAGTTTCTAATTAACTATTGATTTTTAAAAATCTGTAGCGTCAAATGCGATAATTGCATCTGCTCCAGCTGATGTGGTAGGATCAAGTGCTTTAAGTGTTTCAGCATGAGCATTACCAGCATCACGAATTGCTTTCTTTTCAGTAGCAAGTGCTGTCATAGCAGCATTGTTACCGTTAAGAAGATCAGTTTCTGTTGCCTTCTCATGTCTCCACCCAGATGAACTATATTCATCTTCTAGTTTTGACCCAGTAGAAGTTTTAATTTCAATCAATTTATCTGCTTTTAATGCAGCTGCATTCACTAGTTTTCTTGCTGCTGTGTGTAGTTGAGTCTGTTCCTCTTTGGTTTTACCAGCATAAGGATTTACTACTCCATCACCAGCTGCGTTCAACTCATATGCACATAATATATTTTCATCTAAATTAATATCACCCTCAAATATTTTATGTCGTTTTAGATATTCTGGATCTGCAACACTAGGATCCCAATCTAGGGTTGTCCTAATGTGCTCTTGTTCTATATCCCAAATTATGAATGCCATTTTTTTATCCTGTTAATTAGTTACTAGAGTTTTATTATGAAGAACTAGTTGGTGCATAATCACCAGCTGAGTTATCAGTATTCAGGTTACCCTGGTTGAATACAGCAGTGTTGTATATCGCTGGAATGATCGCTGGATATGCTGTACTGTGGTAACTACTATCATATGTATATTCAGACATATCCATAGTTCCGAACATATCTGGGTCATCGTTATTGTTTCTGTTAGCGAATCGCCAATCACAGAAGAATATACCGAATCTTACACCAGAACCACCGTCTGTGTTACGAGATGATGCCATTAGGAAGTTAGACTTACCATATGGAACAGGAATACATGTATCACCAGATGTCTGCCACTGACTGTGTAATGTCTTACCATCAGATACTCTAACGATAGTCATGTGAACACCAGCACCATAGTAGTAGTAAGGTGAGTACATAGCAATGTATCTACCGTCACTAGTTTGAGTGAATCTAGCACCGTATCTATGACCTTGTTCAATACCATAACAAGTAGTACCACTGAAGTTCTTCTGACTTCCCTGAGATGAACCATTACCATCAACTGATGGGCTATTCCATCTACAGACCCATGCTCCATAATGAGGAATCATCTGGAACATAACAACTCTCTCGTTGTCACATATTACAGGAATACAACGTCTTTGGTCTTCTGTACTGTTATTGGTTGGTTTACCAGTGTGGTAACTATAGTAACCACTGTTCTCATGACTTCCAGTCTGTCTGTTGGAAGTATCATTGAAGTAATCTTTCCACAATGAGCACTCACTACTCATGTTATGATTATTATATCTTTCTGTCTCGTTGTAATGGAAGTTAGAACCAGCATTAGCAATTGCTCTTAGGTTAGGGCAATTCTTCCAAAGCCATGGTTGATATGTGTAACTATCATTCGTTTCCATGAACAATAGATAGTTCTTCTTACGGTTGTAAGAAACTCCACCATACATTTGGTTTGACCAACCATCAGGAATATTAATTGTAGGCATATGACCATAGTTAATGCCCATGAAATATTCAGTAGGGTTTCTTTGACCTATTCTGAAATCTCCACTCCAATGACAGTAAATAGCATAGTCTTGATGTGTTTCACCAGGAAGAGTACCTACATCTCTGAAAGCATATGCACGTCTTTCAGAACCAGGAGAACGTGTGAACCAAGCAGTTGCACCACCTGTTCTAGAAGTGTTAATGAAACACTGGTGACCAAGATAACCTGTATAAGAACAAAGGTTAGGACGGTCAGTAGAAGAATCGGGTTGTGATTGAGTGTTAAACCACTGTGATGAACCTTGGTCCTGAATGAATTCTGTTGCGTAACTGGTGTTATCAGAACGATACATACCATGCTGGTTATGGTCACCGTGAATCCAGTTATGTCTTTCTAGGTTATGATCCCAAGTAAAGTAACCAGATGTGTGGTTATACTGACCAGTGTACGAAGTAAAACACGGTTGCTCAAAAGGATCATTATAATCTGTACTAGATCCACCACTGGAACTTACTGCTTTTTCTGTAATACGTCTTCCCATTTTTTTATCCTGTTATTGTGTATGTGGTGATCAGCTATCAATGCCGTATACCACAGCAGATACTGCTGCTGAAGCATAAACATGAAGACCGTTTGAAGAATCCAGAACAATTCCTGTTCTTTCTAAAACTCCGTTAGCAGGTAAACTAACATCATACTCAATGCAATCTGCATTAGTGACGTTACCTGCTGCATCACGTAAGGCAATCCTTACAGTGGTTGCTGTAGCTTGTCGGTTAACGATATTGATTGTCGCTACCTTTGTCCCTGCCGATGCAGCGACAACTTCAGTCCAAGTGCTTGCACTTGATACATCTACTTTTCCGTATACTCCAGAAGCCATTTGTGATTACTCCGTTTTAAAAAATGTGGTCAGTTGTTCTTATGAATTTATTTATAATATAATTAGACTGCTGACATGTAATATGCAGTAGCAGAGACGGATTTCAATGCAGCATCAACAGCTCCAGCAGTAGGAATTTGTGTATGGCTAGCAGCAATAGAAGTAACTATTGATTTACCCATCATTGTAGTTTCAGTTAGGATATCAGTTCCATTAATAGTAACTGCTGATCCAGATGCAAGTTCAATACCTTTGTTGAAGTTGAACTTATCGTTAGCAGACAACCATTGGATTGTCTTGTTAGTTGTACCAAGGACAGTTAAACCACCAGAATTAGCAGTTGTATCTGTAGCACCACCTGTAGAGAATGCTCCACCTGTAGAGGTTCCAGTTCCACCAAACACTTGGTCAAGTGTTACTGTAGTACCACTAACAGCAGTTACAATACCACCAGATGCAAGTGTTACAGTACCACCACCACTATCAAGCGTAATTGCTACGCCAGGTGCGATGTTGTCTGTGTCACTTACGTTAGTAATATCTGCTGAACCAGAAGCAATATCACCAGTAAAGTTACCAACAGCAACCTTACCCAATTCAATGTTACGATCCTTAGAAGTTAACGTAACGGAATTGATAGATGTTGTTGTACCCTTAACTGTGAGGTTACCTGCAATGGTGAGGTTACCACCAAGTGCTGAAAGATTATCAACGTATGTCTTAGTTGCTTTCTGTGTAGCAACCTTAGCATCACTATTTTGTGATAGTGTTCCATCAGTTGAGAATTCGTTAATAGCAGCACCCAACTGAGCACCGATAGAACCAAGTCTCAAACTTGATAGACCAGATAGGTCAAACGCAGAAGCGTCTAGTGTTGCCTTACCAGTTGACTGTTCAACCTTGAAGTACTTACCAACAGAGAAGTTACCATCTTGGTCAGTAGATACGTAGTAAACACGACCTGGACGAGCTTCGTCTGTTTCGTATGAAGGAACATTTGCCTGTAGTGGGAGATTAGGCCAATTAGTTTGTGCCTTACTTCCAGTACCAACATCCAAGAAGTCGTGAGCAGTTAGACGTACTTGAGAGTACTGATAACGAATCTTAAAGTCCTGTCCATCGCCAGCTTCAATTGTCTTCTCGTCTGCCAACTGTAGTGTTGTGATACCTTTAGTATCAGCAGCAACAACAGAAATGATCATGAACTCATTATCAATCTTGATAAGGTCATCAGGATCAAGTCCTACATTTGCTTGCTTAACACGTACAGTACCATCACCAACAGCAATATCTTCAATTACTTCATCCTGTGAAGCAATCTTAGCATTATAGATTTTAATTGTATCGTTAGTGCTATGTCCTCCAGCAGTTGTACCCTCTTGAGCACGATCTGCTTCAACAGATGTTGCTGATGGGAATGATGTTACTTTAAGTAACTCATTACCGATAGAAATGAATCCATTAATGGTCATTCCAGTAACACTGTTAACCTGCATTGTTACAGGTGAAGCAGCACCTTGAGCTACATCAGCAGATAATGTTGATGTACTACCAGCAGTAGCGAATAATGCTACAGCAGTTGTACCATCATGTGTAGCAGCAGTAGTTCCTAACTGAGATCTGCTAACTGTAAGAGTACCACGTCCATCAGGAGCAGTGTAACTAGAGTTGGAGATAACGAATGAACCACCGTCATCGTTAGTACCATTATCTACTAGTTCAACAGAACCACCAGCATCAGGAGCATTCTGTAGATCTGTAACAGTAAGAATAAATCCTTTCTGTCCTTGAACAGCATCTGTGTTGTTTACAAGAGTTGCTTGTACACCTGATGTACCACCTGTGACTGTCTCACCCTGTTGGAAGGTTCCCTTAATTGGGAAGTAGTATAAGAAACCAGAAGGGTTCTGGTCATTGATTAACTCACCAACAGCACCAGATGTTCCACCAACAAGTCTTTCTCCGATTGTAAGTGTTCCAGTAATAGGATTATTCTGTATATCAATTGTAAGACGCTTACCCTTGACTTTACCATCAACGGTTGTCTCAGCAGAGTTGAATCCTCTAGCAATTGCACCGTACTTACCATAAGATGAGTTACCAGTAACAGCACGAATTCTACCACCACGTGTAGCAGAGTAAGAGATGTGACAGTAATATGTGAATGAAGATACAATCTCAGTTGCAGCACCATTTGTAATGTAGAAACCAACACCACCGTCTAGGACTTGAGTGAAGGAGTCAAACACCATTGATTTGTAAGATGGTGTTGCAGAAGCATTGTAATGGTTGTGTACGTTACCATCAAGGTAGATACCAACTGCTGCTGTACCAAATATTGTACAGTTCTGAATGTATGGTGACTTAACAATCGCTGAATTAGGATTGAATCTGAAGAACACACCCTTAATTGTTGATGTGTCAAGATCCTTATCATCAGAAGTAGATGGAACGAATCCACTCATTCCTTGGAATACTAACTCCTTAAGAGTTGTGTTTGATCCAAGCAAGCACATTGTAGACTCTTCGTTGTCACGAGTCGCAATGGTTGAGATTGATATTTCAGTATCTGTCTTAGCAGTACCACCCATGCTTGAACCTGAAATACCAGCTGTAAGGATGTCTACTAATGTTTCAATTGTAGATACAACTGTAGGACACTTAGGATCAGCAGTATCAGCAGTAATTGTATTATCAACTACCTGTGTCTGTCCGTTTCCAGCAGAAGTAGATACTACCTCATTACGTACAATTTGAGCACCAACAGCCTTGATGTAGTTAACAAGTGCTGTATCTTGAGTATCATCTCCAGTGATAGCAGTACCACCTATTAGAGCAGTACCATAATCATGAACCTTATCATTACCACCATGCTTGAGGTTATGTGCAACAGCGTCAACAAACTCAATAAGACGTGTCTTAACTGTATTCTCTGTACCACTTACAGCACCAACATTTGCTACATGACGATGATATGCTTCCCAAGCGATAAATGTTTTGTTAGAAACTAATAGATCTTTAGCATCAGCATTCTTATTGCCTACGATGTCAAGATACTTATCATTTGCATCCCATACACCACCAGTCAAGTTCATAATATGAACATTGTTGGCGTAGTCTGTATCAAGAACCATAGCGGTCTTGGTTCCAGCAGCGTTAGAGATTGTCTCACCGTACCTTATACTGGTTAAGTTAGAACCAAGTACAAGAGCCTGCATATCTGAGGCAACACCAGCATTAGGTGAAATGATAGAGGTTCTTAGGTTGTCTCCGTATATTGAAACAAACTCAGGAACAACAATTGGAAGTTGCTCTGTGTATACACCTGACTTAACAAAGATTGTGATTGGGTTTGTTGCAGATGCAGCATCAGCACCTGTTAATGCAGCAACAGTATCAGCAGCCTTTCTTAAAGAAGCAAATGCTCTAGAGATACTCTGACCATTATTGGTGTCAGAACCATCCTTAGTAACATAGTAAACAGAATCTGTTGTATTGTTCTTTTCCCAACGTGGAAGTAGTGGAGAACCACCAACGGTTATAACCTGACCAGATGCTTCTGCTTGCTGTGCTGCTGTGCCTGTAGATCCTGTTGGTAGTGCAATCCTGTTAACACCACTTGCCGCTTGATACAGCATGTCTCCAGTGTCTTGGAGAACCTGTGCAGTGTCACCACCCTGTGCAACGTAGTTCCAATATGCACCGCCTGGA